GGAGCGGCGTGACCGCGTCCTTCGCGGCGAGCCGCTGGAGCGCAGCCTCGATCTTCGCGACCTCCCGCGCCAGCCGGGCCGCGTCAGCGCGCTGCACGGCCCGGTGGGCGCGGGACTCCATCGCCGCGCCCCGGACGGCGTCGACCTCGCTCGCGAGCTCGACGAGCCAGTCGTACACCTCCCGCTCGACGAGCGACGCCATGATGTACCCACCGGGACAGACCGTCGGGCCGTGCTCCTTCCCGCGAGCGCACCGGTACTTGGGTTGACGCTGGTCGCCGAACTGACCCGCCACCATCGTGCCGCCGCACGAGTGCCGCAGCAGCCCGGAAAGCAGGTATTGGGACCGTTCCCGCCGCGGCGGCGCCGCCCGCCTGACCGCCCGCGCGTCAAGGTAGGCCTGCCACAGGCCGGCGTCGATCAGCGGCTCGTGCACCCCCTGGTGCAGGGTCCCGTGGTGCATGAACTGGCCCGAGGCGAACCCCGAGTCCATGACCCTGCGTAGCGAGCGGTCCGACCAGAGCCCGCCGGCGGTGGTGCGGTGCCCGTGGGCGTTGAGCCACCGCACAAGCGCGAACACCGACTCCCCCGCCACATACCTCGCGTACACGCTGGCGAGCACCGGCCCGGTCACCGGGTCCGGGACGTGGACCTGCTGCTCGAGGTCGTAGACATAGCCGTACTTCGGCTTCCCGGTCGCGGGGCGGCCGTTGCGGACCCGCCGGTCGTGGATCTCCGACCACACCTCCCCGATCCGTTCGGCCTCGAACGCGTTGAGCTCGGCGAGCATGCCGCGCGTGAACCGGCCGGTGGCGTTGGTGACATCGACGCCCTCGGTGGCGGACTCGATCCTCCCGCCCGCGGTCTCGACCCGGTCGAGCGCGACCGCCCACCGCAGCCGGTTCCGGGAGGTGCGGGAGTACTTCCACACCACGATCACGTCGTACTCCCCCGCCTCGACCGCGGCGCAGGCCTGGTCCAGCCGGGGCCACCATGCCGACCTGGCGCGTGATCCGGACTGGTCGAGCCCTTCCATCCAGCCGGTGATGCGGTAGCCGGCGCGGGCGCAGTAGTCCTCGATCGCGGCCTGCTGGACCTCGGGGGCGATCATGCCGTCGCGTTCCTTGGAGACGCGGACCATCCCCAGGGCGCGGGGTGCGGTGTCGGGTACGACGTTCAGATGCTTGATGGGCACCCTCGGATCATGCACCCGAACACCGACCAGCGGTCACGGGATCCGCAACTCCGCAGAATCGATCAGCTCGTGAAGACGGTCAGCCTCGGCGCGGGTCAACGCGTCGAGGCGGGCGCGGGCGGTGGGCACGTCGACCCAGAGCACCTCGGCGAGCTCGTGGTCGTCGTACGCCCACACCATCGCGCGGGCGAGCTCGTCGAAGCTGATCAGCCGGCGTGCGGCCTCACGACAGACCGCAGCCTCCTCGCGGCTGGCGCACCAGCTGGGCACCGGACCGCGCTCGTGGTGGACCAGCTCGTGGGTGAGCGCTGAACGTCGTTGGGCCTGCGACATGCCGGGGCGCATCCGGATCTCTCCGGTGTCGAACGTGATGGTGGCGAGGACGCCGTCGGGCAGGTCGTGGGTCCAGCGGACGGTCAGGTGGCCGAGCTTCTGGAGGATGCGCCAGGGGTGGTACACGTCACCAGACCGTAGGACACCGACGCCGCTCGCACAGGGCAAATTCCGACAAAAGGCGCAGGAAAGGTCACGATCTTGCGGCGAGGTCGCGAGCCCTGGCGAGACGCTTAGCCAAACGCTCCTGCGTCGCCCCGGGCCCCCGCCGCTCCGGCGGACACGCCGCCTCCCACCGCTCGATGATCGCGATCTCGGCCGCATACTCCTTGCGCCGGTGGTAGATCACCGCAGCACGCTCGGTGTAGCCCGGCGCGGGCTCACGCCCGATCACCCTCGCTACCCGCTCGGCAGCGTCCACGCACTCGAGCAGGATCCCCAGGGCGGCGTCATCCTTCTTCTCGGTCCGGAGCTTGTCGAGGGTCGGGATCCAGTCAACGTAGAAGAGGCCGCGCACTTCGCCGGCCCGGTGCTCCAGCGCCCACAGCGTGCGGGCGTACCCCGCGAGATCTCCGCCTGGTCGCGCTTTGACTCGTTCGTACTCGGCGCGTGTCTCTTCACCGAGGGTGGCGGCTTGCTCTGGTGTGACGTGATCGAACTGGGGCGGAAGCCGGACGTCGCTCTTCCTGAGGATTCGCTTCATCTGGAGCGCGACCTCACTGGGGTATCACCCAGTCGGCTACGTGATCTCCATCTGGCACATACTCGAGGTACTTCGCGTGCACACTCTTGGGGACCTCAAATCCGATCCAGCCTCGAACGCACTCGCCCGGCTGCAAGGAACGCAGCTCCGGGTACCGAGGCGTCGGCCAGTCCACCCAGATGCCCACATTCGATGTGTAGTGGTCACCGGCCTGGTCTGCGATTGAGAAGTCGACTTCTGACGCCGAGTACAGGTCTCCTTCTGCCGGATCCGCTTGCGGCGAGACGCAGGTCTTGAGCATCCACGCCATGGTCTTCTTGCCCGGCTCTGGCGTGTGAAAGCTGGCGGGATCAGGTGGCAATGGGTTCCGGATCTCCGTGACGGTGGTGGTGAACGCTGACCCGGTCCGCGTCTGCCCGATGCGAAGGGCCTTCGGTCCGATGTTGTACGCGTGCGGGGCAGCGGTGGCGCTCTTAGTGGGCCTCGTCTTGGGCGACTGATCGTCGTGCTTGGCGGAGTGACCGCAGCTCGAGCTGGCCATAACGACCAGAGCCAGCGTTGCCACACGCGCAATCGGTCTCACCTTGGCTCCATGTCCCCCGGGTCCTGCGATCCGGCCTCGATCTGATCCTGTGACCCCGAGACGTGCAAGGTATCCGGCTTGCCGCGGTACGCGGCGCGGTTTTCGGAAAGTTGCGGGTCCGGCCTCTCACTTGCACGGCGAGCGGTCCTGATGCGCGGAACAGAGCGCGCGGCCATCCTCCGGCGCACTTCGGCGAGCAGCTCGTCGTCAGTGAGGTCGTCGAGCGATGGCGCCGCGGCGGGGCGCTCCCCTGCCTCCTCGCCCGTGATGAATCCGGCTGCGACGAACGCCTCCACGACGGGCCGTTCGTATGCCCTCGCGAACGCTGCAACGTTCTCGGCTTTCCCGGGCGACTTCGAGCTCTTCCAGCGCGACACCGTGGACTGATCGATCCCAGCCTTCGCGGCGATCGCCTTCTGATCGTCTCCGGCTGAGATCCGTTCGACGTACCGCCACCAGTTCATCCCGCAACCGTATTGCGTGAATGCATCTTGTTACACGCAACCCGCCCGGTTGCGTCGCCGCAACTGCGCAGGTCAGCGAGTTACGCCGCTGTCTTTCAGCAGGTCAGCGAACCCTTGCTTGCGCAAGACGAGCCCGTTACCAATTCGTTACCTTGCGTGATTGCGATTTTGCATATGTACCTGTACCTTCATATTCATCACCGCAAGACAGCAGGTCAGCGGCTCACACCATCGAAGGAGGCGCCATGACGGCAACACTCCGCCTCAAGACTGAGCAGCTCGCGAAGATCCGGAAGTGGGTCGGGCTGACCACCGATGCCGCGCTCGCGGCTCGCATGGGTATCGACGCCGGCAACCTGTCTCGGGTCCTGCGTGGCATCCAGCAGCCGGGCCCGAAGTTCATCGCCGCTCTCTGTGTCGCGCTCGACGCGGACCTGGCCGATCTGTTCGAGGTCGTTCCGCCCGCCGATGGCGAGGTGGCGTGATGCCGTCGCGTGAGGAGTGCATCCGCCGCGCCGGCGAAATCCTCGCCGAGGGCGAGATCGCGGCCGCGCAGATGACTCCCCGGGAGCAGGCCGAAGCCGCCTGGACCCCCACCTCGCCGTACACCGTCGACGAGCTCGAAGACCTCATCCGGGCGGACCGGGGGCTCCCGCCGAAGCACTCGGCCGCAGCCTCCTGAGACCCCCGCAAAAAGAAAGCGGGGCCGGACCCCAAGCCCATCAAGCGACGGAGTCCGGCCCCACCAACCAGAGAGAAGGAAACCACGATGAGTGACAACCACGCCACCGTCGCACGGCAGGACGACGTCCTGTACGACGACTTCAACAGCCTCTCGAACGCGCTCCGGCAGGCCGCGGACTTCATCGACGCCGCCCGCGATGCTGGGATGCCCCGCCCCCCGCTCCAGGCCACGGTCGCCGGCCGCGCGGGCACTCGGGAGCCGTTCGTGGACTTCCGGATGAACGAGTACCAGCCCGAGGTCCTCGCCGCGTACGCCGACTGGCAGGGCACCGAGGTGCGGGAGATCAACCACGGCCTCAGGATGACCCGGTCGTTCACGGTGGGGCTGTCGGGTTGCCGGGCGCAGGTGGGTACGCAGGTCTCGATTCCCTTGGGTGCCCGGCGATGAGCCGCGAGTACACGACCCGGCCCGTGATGGTCGAAGACCTCGACGCCCGCCTCCTCCGGGGCCACGAGATCGCCCACATCACCGCCGCCCGCCTGGTCGACTACCCCACCCTCGGCCAGCGACTGTTCGCCGCGCTCGTCGAAGCCCAGAGCCTCGACCTGGACGTCACCGACGGCACCATCACCATCCCCCTCACCCCCGACGAGGAGGAGCAAGCCCTCGCGGCAGCGCAGCGGCGCTGGGACCACGCCCGCGACACCTACGAGAAGGCAGCCGCCGACCCGTCGTCGGTGCGGTCGTGGGAGCGCCTCGGCGTGAACGAGTTCGCCGCAGCTGAGGGCCTCCCGAAGATCGACTGGACCGCCCAGGCGGTGACCCCGTGATGAGCACCCTCGCCACCGTCGCTGGCGTCTGGCTGGTCGTCGCGTTCCCCACCGCCTGCGTGGTCGGCCGTGCCCTGCGGCGGGCCGCCGACGCCTACCCCCACCCCGCCGACACCCGAGAGGGGGGTGACCGGTGATGACGACGTCGTTCGCGCCCGCCACCCGGTCCGCGTCCCGCGCCCGGATCGCGCTCTCCGGCCCCTCCGGGTCCGGGAAGACCTACACCGCGCTCGCGCTCGCCCACGGCCTCACCACCGGCGGCAAGGGTGTCGCGGTGATCGACACCGAGCGGGGGTCGGCGTCGAAGTACGCCGGGGAGAACGGGTGGGCGTTCGACACCGTCTCCCCCGCCTCGTTCGCGCCCGGCTCCCTGGTCGCGCTCCTCGCCGAAGCCGCCGCCGGCGGCTACGACGTCGTCGTCGTGGACTCCCTGTCGCACTACTGGATGGGTGTCGACGGGATGCTCGAGCAGGTCGACCGGCACTCCCGCGGCGGGGGGAACTTCTCCGGCTGGAAGGAGGAGCGCCCCCACGAGCGGCGGATGATCGACGCCCTGGTCTCCTACCCGGGGCACGTGATCGTCACGCTGCGGGTGAAGACCGAGTACGTGATCGAGAAGGACGACCGCGGCAAGTCGGTACCCCGCAAGGTCGGGTTGAAGCCCGAGCAGCGTGAAGGGATCGAGTACGAGTTCGACCTGGTCGGGGACCTGGACCTCACCAACACGTTGACGGTGTCGAAGTCGCGGATCAGTGGCCTGAACCGGGCCACCATCGAGACCCCGGGCCTGGACCTGGCCCGGCAGATCCGGGAGTGGCTGTCGGATGGCACCACGGTGGAGGACGCGAACGCGCTCCGGGCGATGGTCCTCGCCGACGGCGTCACCCTGGACGTGTTGACCGAGGTCGGGGCCCGGATGAACCAGCTGGGGCTCCGCAACGCCGCGGTGACCGACGCGGCCGGGGCGCCGATGACGCTGACCGACCTCCTCACGCAGCGGTGGCACCAGATCAAGAACACCACCCCTGTGGAGGGTGGTGACCCAGCATGAGCGACCTGACCCTCGCAGACCGCACCCTGCGACTCCTGGCGATGAAGATCGTGGTCGAGCGGCTGACTGACGCGCTCAAGGAGGAGAGGGCGGCGTACTTCGAGGCGCTCCTCAGCCTCTACAGCGTGGCCGGCGTGAAGTCGATGGACTCCCGACTTCCCGACGGCACCAAGGTCGGGTCAGTGACTCTGACCGTCCCGAAGGACACCACGACCGTCACCGACGAAGACGCGCTGCTGAAGTGGGCCGAGACCTCGGCGCCGTGGCTCCTCCGCGAGGAGGTCGTCCCGGCCCAGCCGGCCCGACCCGCGGTCCCCGAGCACACCGTCACCGTGCTGGACCCGAAGCAGGTCACGACCCTCCTGAGTGCCGTACGCCCGGTCTCGGGGACGACCGTGGTCCTGGACCCGGACACCGGCGAGATCGTCGAGGGCGTCGAGCACCACCCCGGCGGGGCGCCGAAGTCGTTTTCGATCCGGTACGCCGACAACGGCCGCGAGGACCTCGTCCACGCGATCACCCACGGCGAACTCTCGCACCTGCTGACCGGCACGGTCCTCGCCCAGATCGGCGGCGGTGACCAGTGACCGCGGTCGTGATCATCCTCACCGCCCTCCTGGCCGTCATGGCGCTGCTGTTCCTGATCGCGATGACCGGCTACCTCGAAGAACTCGACCGAAAGGACCACCAGTGAGCACCCCACCGACACCCGCGGCCCTCTCCGGTCCCGCGCTGACGTCCAGGCTGATCGAGATCTGGATCTGCGGCTTCACCTCCGGAGCCGCGACTGTCGCCATGAACTGCTGCGACCTCCCGCCCACGGCCGCCGACCAGTTCGCCGACTACCTCGCCGAGCGCGGCAGACGTGACCCGGTCGTCATGGCAGCCGTCGAGCAGGAAGTCCTCGAAGTCCTCGCTGGGGTGCCGGGCAAACCTCGCACGGTGACCTGCCACGGCACCCCACCTCGCAACACCCCGCCGACGGCCTGAACACGAAGGAGAACCCCATGGCCACCCCCACCCCCGACACCTACGACATCGTCGTACGCCCCTTCGCGGACTTCCTCCGCGAGCAGGCCCGCGGCACCACCCACGAGGAACTCGGCGAGTCCCTCCACGACCTCGTCGCCCGCGTCCGCGACACCGGCAAGAAGGGCTCCCTCCAACTCACCATCACCGTGGAGCTGCTCGACAAGGACCCCGACGGGCCCCTGGTCATCGCCGACCAGATCAAGCTCCGGCTCCCCGAGCACGACCGGAAGCCGTCGATCTTCTACACCGACGCCGACGGGAACCTGTCCCGCACCGACCCCCAGCAGCTCGCGTTCGAGTCGCTGCGTGAAGTACCGCCCCCGCCGGGTGTCGACCCGGTCACCGGCGAAATCACCGACACCAAGGAGCACCACGCATGAGCAGCATCCCCGCAGAACTCGACACCACCGGCGGCATCCAGGCCGTGATCGACACCGCGCAGATCGCCGCCGAACCCCGCAAGCTCGATGACGGGCTGTTCGCCGTCGCGGTCCCCGCCGGCGCGCAGGTTGAGGTCATTGACGTCGAGTCGATCACCCGCCCCCACGCCGCGCACCCGGCCCGGAAGACCGGCAACTATGTGGTGCACGACGCCGACTCGTTCGTCGCCTACATGGCCAAGCATCAGCAGCCCGAGTCGGAGGTGTGGGCCGATGTCGTCAACTGGCGCGTCGTGGGTGTGATCAACGCCCACGAGGGCACCGACGGCCCCGTCGACGCGTACGGCCCGGAGGCCGGGTGGGGCGACCACCGCGTCCAGTACACGATCACGGGCACCGAGGCGTGGAAGGCGTGGCGCGAGCTCGACGGGAAGCTCGTCGACCAGGCCACATTCGCCGAGCACATCGAAGCCCGCTCGGTCGACATCCTCGTCCCGCCTGGCGCGGACATGCTCGAACTGGCGGAGACGTTCCAGGCGACCATCGGGGTGAACTTCGAGTCCTCCCGGCTGCTGTCCTCGGGCGAGCGGCAGTTCGAGTACCGGGAGACGGTGGACGCGAAGGCCGGGCGTAAGGGCCAGTTGTCGATCCCGAAGCAGTTCACTCTCGCGTTGATCCCGTTCGAGGGTGCCGAGGTGTTCAAGGTGACCGCTCGGTTCCGGTATCGGATCGCCGATGGTGCGCTGCGGGTCGGGTACCGGTTGGACCGTCCGGCTGATGTGCTTCGTGAGGCGTTCCTTCGGGTCGTGGACACGATCACGACCCGGGTTGAGGCGCCGGTGTTCCGCGGGGTCTCGGCGTGAACGGCCGGGAGTCTTGCCCGACCGGGTGCGGGCGTGCCCTGCCCGACGGGAAGGTCATGTGCGGCCAGTGCTGGCGGGAGGTGCCCGCGCATCTTCAGCGCGAGGTGTACGCCGCCTGGCGGGCCGTGTGCAACGACCTGAGCGCTGAGGCGCTGCGTCGTCATCGTGAGGCGAAGGACGCCGCGATCGGGAGCATCCGGTGACCGCCGGGAAGGCCCCGCGGGGTGACGTGGAGCGGCTCGCGGAGGTCATCGCTGCGCACCGCTTCCACCTGGACTTCACGTGCATCTGTGGCGCCGGGCCGCTCAACGAGTACCGCGGCCAGGACAACCTCCACGTCGCCGAGCAGATGGCCCCGCTGCTGGCGCAGGCCCGCGCCGAGGCATGGGACGAGGGCTTCAAGCAAGGCGGACCGATGCACGACGTCAACTACGACGACCCCGATGCTCACACCCGCAACCCCTACCGTGCCGCGCTCGCCGACCCCAAGGGAGACGACCAGTGAGCGCCCCGAAGCGCTGGTACCGCGTCGAGGACGTGACCACGGTCGTCGGCGTCGGCTACGTCCGCGCCCGCTCCAAGGCCGAGGCGGTCGAGCTGGCTCTCAACGGCGATGTCCAGCTCGACTACGACGATGGCGGCACGACGATCCGCCGAGGCGACGGGCCCCACGTCTACGTGGCCGACCGCACTGAACGGCGCTACCTCGACGCCGACACGGCGGGAGGTAGCGAGTCGTGAGCCTCACCGTCACCGATCTATTCGCCGGCGCCGGCGGATCCTCGAGCGGGATGGAGCAGGTGCCCGGCGTACGCGTCGCAGCCAGCGGCAACCACTGGAAGACCGCCGTCGAGATCCACAACGCCAACTTCCCCCACGCCGACCACTACACCGTGGACCTGCATGAGGAGAACCCGGCCTACTTCCCGAAGACCGATGTGCTCTGGGCCAGCCCGGAGTGCACCAAGTGGTCGCAGGCGTCCGGGAACAAGTACGCGTCGGTGTCCTTGGAAGCCAGCCTGCTCGACGAAGACCTCATGGAGGACCCGACCGCGGACGCCGCCAGGCGGTCCCGGCTGCTGATGTTCGACGTGCTCAGGTTCATCGAGCACCACCGCTACCGGCTCGTGTTCGTGGAGAACGTCGTCGACATCGCCGTGAAGGCCGAGTACGCCTACGCCTGGGTGGTCTGGAAGAAGGCGCTGCGTGGCCTCGGCTACGAGTTCCGGGTGCTGTCGATCAACAGCATGCACGCCCAGGCGCTCGGGCTCCCCGCGCCGCAGTCGCGCGACCGGATCTACATCGCCGCGTGGCCCAAGGGCGAGAAGGCTCCCGACTTCGAGCGGATCCTCCGCCCGCAGGCGTACTGCCCGAAGTGCGACCGGATGGTCGAGTCCCAGCAGGCGTGGAAGAACGGCCGCACGGTCGGGAAGTACCGCGCCCAGTACGTCTACCTGCACGGCGAGTGCAACACGGTCGTAGAACCCGGCTATCTGCCCGCGATCACCGCGATCGACTGGTCGATCCCGGGCGAGCGGATCGGCGACCGGTTCAAGGACAAGACCCGGCTCCGGGTCGCGGCCGGGATCGCCCGCTACTGGGGCGAGCCGTTCCAGTACGAACACACCGCGAACCAGTACGACGCAGCCGACCCGAAGCATCCCGCTCACGGCGACCCGAGCGCGTACTACCGGGCCTGGTCGCTGCTGGACGTGATGCGGACCCTGCACACCGCCGAGTCCAAGGCGCTCGCCGTTCCGCTCGAGGCCCGCGAGGGGAAGGAAGCCAGGCCGCTGTCCGAGCCTCTGCGCACGCAGACCACGCGCCTGGAGAACGCGCTCGTCGGCCCGCCGTTCGTGGCCGTCATGCGCGGGGCCCGAGCAGATCAGACCTACCCCGTCACCGAGCCCACGTCTGCGTTCACCGCAGGCGGGAGCCACCACGCCCTGGTCTCGCCGTACTACAGCAACAGCAAGTCCGCGCTCCCGGCCGACGAGCCCCTCGGAACGCTGACAACACACGACCGGTACGCACTGATCCACCGCAACAACGGCACCAGCCCCAACGGCGACCCGTGGGCCACCACCCCGGTCACCGAGTACATGCGCACGCTCACCACGAAAGGGCACCAGACCCTCATCCAAGGGCCAGTCCGTGGCGCCCGGCCCAAGATCACCCAGGCCGACCTGAACGCCGCCATGGAGATCGTCTCCGAGTGCCACGCGCGGATGTTCCAGCCACTCGAGTGCGCTGCCGGGATGGCCTTCGCCCCGACCTACAACTGGGACCCGCCGAACCGCGAGAAGCCCGTCAGCAAGCGCGACAAGACGCGCGCGATCGGGAACGCCGTCTGCCCGCCGAACGCACGCGACCTGATGGACGTCGGCGTCGAGTCCCTCGGAGGTGCCCTGTGACGCCGCCGAACCCAGACGCCCGCATCACCGCCGCCGAACACGTCGCCGGCACCCTGATCGAGGCCGTCGGCGCCCGCGACCAGCAGGCCGTCCACACTCTCCTGCGGCACCTCGACCCGGGCAGCCTCCACGCCCTCGCGGTCGTACTCGCCGACCAGGTCCACCAGTCCACCTCCCTCACCCCAGAACGCCTCCTCGTCGCCGTCGAGATCGCCGCCGGCCGGTTCCACACCACCCCCGGACGGGTGACGTCCCGGTCGGGGCGGGTGGAGGACCAGGACGCCCGCGCTGTCGTGGCCTACGCGGCGTGGCTGCTCGGCTACCCCCAGTCGGTGACCGGGCGCGCGATCCGGCGAGACCGGTCCACGGTCCTGGCCGCGATCTCCCGGGTGGGGGCTACGCCGAGGCTGCGGCGGGTCGCGACGGGGATCGCGTCCGACCTGGGCTGGTCGCGTGAGGACAACGACATCGAGGAGTCCGCCTGATGAGCTGGTTCAAGGTCGACGACAAGTTCTACGACCACCCGAAGGCACGCAAGGCCGGGAAGGCCGCGGTCGGCGTGTGGGTGCTCGCGGGGACGTGGTCTGCCGATCATCTGACCGACGGGTTCATCCCCGCCCACGTGCTGGCCCGGTGGGGCAACCGCACCGACGCCCGGCGGCTGGTCGACGCCCGCCTGTGGGAGCCGGCCGAGCATGACGGGGAAGCAGGGTGGCGGTTCCGGAACTGGGAGCGGTATCAGCCGACGCGGGCGGCTAAGAAGGCTCAGCGGGCGGCTCGTGCTGCGGCCGGGCGGGCGGGCGGCTTGGCGTCGGGCGCAAGCAGACGACAACCAAACCCGAACCATTCTGCTTCACCACCGGTTGAAGCAGACGCGAAGCAAGTTGCTTCACGGTTGGTTGAACCCCCGTCCCGTCCCGTCCCGTCCCCTTCAATCCATCACCACAGTCACCTCACCGCCGTGCCCCCCGAGGCGCCGATGGATGGATCGATCAACGACGAGACGCTGACGAAGATCCAGCTCCGGCTCCGCTGCGACCGACCCCACGCCGCCAGGGTCGCCGCCCAAGTCCTCGCCAGAGCCAACACCCCGGTCCAGGACCAGACCCGGTACATCCTGGCCGCGATCGACCGGGCCCCCGGCGACTACCAGCCCACCCCGGGCCCGTTGAAGCGCCACGACGAGTGCGTCACCCACCCCGGCCAGCCCGCCGCCAACTGCGGCGGCTGCGCCGCTGACGCCCGGACGGTGGACCCGAGACCGCCCCGACCCCGGCGCCGTCGGCGGCGCAGTTCAACGCCGCGATCGCTGCCGCGATCCGCGACGAAGACCTCACCGTCGTGGGCGAGCTGCTGCGGATGATGGCGGTCGCGCATCCTCGGGAGGCCGAGTTGACGCACGCCGCTCTCCGGCTCGTGCTGGCCGTGCTCGCCGATGCGGAGGCGGACCGGTGAGCCGCCGGAAGAAGCCGCACGAGGTGGCGTACGCCGAGGCCCGCGCCGACCTCGAGCAGGTCCTCACCCGAGCCGGGGCAGCCGACCCGGCCCAGGAGGCCGTCGACTACCTCCGCCGGCTCCTAAACGCCGGCTGGCGCCACACCCGCCCCGACCTCGAGCCCGAACCGCCGGCGGGCCCGAACGTCCGAGCCGAGGAGGCGACGGCGTATCTCGCTGCGAAGGCGGCGTTGACGAGGAAGGGAGACCGTCTGTGAAGCGCAAGACCCCGCTCCAGCGGAAGGCGCCGATGCCGCGCCGCCCACCGGGCCGGAAGACCCCGCCGAAGAACCGCCGCACCCCGGACCCGGGCCGCGAGTTCTGGCAGGAACAGCGAGCGAAGCTCTACGACCGCTCCGGTGGTGCCTGCGAGCGGTGCGGCGCCGACCTCAACGCCACCGGCATGGAGGCGCATCACAGGAAGCTCCGCTCCCAGGGCGGCGGGCACGACCTGACCAACCTCGCCGCGCTCTGCCCTGGCTGCCATCTGCACTGCCACCGCAACCCCGTCGAGGCCCGCATGGGCGGCTGGATCGTCCCAGCACCCTGCGACCCAGCAGCCCGGGCGGTGCAGCTGTGGACCGGCCGTGTGGTCCGGCTGGGCGTGGAGGGCGACTACGACGTGGTGTTCGACACCGACGAGGAGGAACCAGCATGAGGTCGACCCAGAAGATCCCCAGGTTGAGCGGGTTTTGCAACCCGGCGAATCCGCCGGCGTCGCACACGCTGTGTCGGATGGAGGGCTGCACCTGCACCCACCACACCGACCTCGGGCAGACGCAGCGGCACAGCGCCGTCGTTGCCCTCCTCGCGCAGCTCCACGCCGGCGTCGAGTCGGGTGTCTCCCTCGCGTTTGAGGTCGCCCAGCACCACCGCCCCACCCACCCCACCAGCGAGCCTGACCGGTGGTACTGCGGCGAACTGTGGTGCCACTCGACGTGGCCATGCCGCCCGTTCCTCCTCGCGGAGGAGATCGCGAATAGCAGACCCGGCGAGGTGTCCCGCTGATGTTCCACCGCCCCGAGTCCTGGACCGAACACGCCGCCTGCATCGGCCTCACCAGCCCCGACCGCGACCCCTGGGCCCCCGGCGACTGGCTCACCCCCGAACAGACCGGCGCCGAGTACTACGTCGCGCGGAGTATCTGCGCCGGCTGCCCCGTCCGCATGGAGTGCGTCACCGACGAACTCGCCATCCTCGACACCCACGAACCCGCTGCGATGCGCGGCGGCCTCACTCCCGACGAACTCCTCGACCTCGGCCACCAGCTCGGCATCACCCAGCCCGCCACCCGCTCCAAGCACGGCACCAGGAGCAGGTACGTCGGCGGCTGTCGCTGCGACCGGTGCCGCAACGCCCACCGCATCTACGAGCACGAACGCCGACTGTGGGCCAAGACCACCCGACGCACGGTCACCGCCCACGACGTCCAGGCCTGGCTCGCCCGCCCACTCGGCCGCGGCCGCCATCGTGCCGAGCCCGGGCAACTGCTGCTGTTCACCGACGGACTCCCCAAGCGCTACATCGCTGCCTCAACTTCCGAGGCCAGCTAACTTCGGGACTTGGACACCTCACCAGTCAGTTCGAGGCGCATCTCCTCGAGTAGGAGCAGCGAGCATTCTCTGAGCTTCTCAACACCGGCCGGAGCCGTCTTGAGGTCGCTCGCGAGGTCTGTAAGCACCTCGTCGAGAGCGACAGTGAACGCGCAGAAGGCCGCGCGGACGTCTGCCCCTGCGACCAGCTCCATGAGCGGTATGTGCTCACGCACCCATCCACCGGCGGCAACGAGGTCGTCGGCAGACCTTCGAACAGCACCCTTGTTGCCTTCCGGGTTATCCGGATCGATAGATCCCTCGCGAGGATCGAAACGCCCGATCGCCCACCCGGCCCGGTACGTCTGCCGCAGGCACTCGACATAGAGCGCTTCGCGACGCTCGCGACGCTGTCTGTTCTCCTCAGCTAAACGCTCATCCTCTGCCAAGGCAATCGACGTTCTCTTGTTCAACGAAGCGACCGCGTAACTCACAATGCCAGTCAAGACACTACCTGCGAGAACGAACCCGCCACCGAGCAGAGTCGCCTGAGTCTGAGGGTCCATGGTCGAATCCTGACACCACTGGTCGCAGAGCAGTCGGCATCCCCGTCGCGCTACCTTGCCGGACCGGCGGCCTAGTTCCAGACCCCGAGCTGGCGCCGCATCGCGGCAATCAATGCTTCGAAAGCCTTGTCGTACTCGATCTCTGCCGCGCGGCCCGTTCCTCCGTTCTTGATCTCAGTCAGGATCTGCCCCCCCTTATCGAGACACTCCCAGAAGGCTGCTCGAACGCTGGCGTCGGCGTAGAGCGCTATTTTCGGCATCCCGGTTGTTCGAAGTTGCTGGACCTGTTGCTGGAAATGTTCGAATGCCTCACCGTCTCCGTTCTTCCACTCCTCGACCGTGTCACCCAGCCCGAACACAGCCATCAGCACCTCCACCAGGCCGAGGTAAATGTCCTCGCGCCGGGCCCTAACAGAGGCTTGCAACGCGACGAGGTGATCGCGTCGAGAGATCCTCATACTGATCCAGCCAGAGCAGAGCGCCCCAGCGAGCACCGAACTCGACGAGATCAGCGCAAGCCCTAGATCCGACATTCCGCAACTATCTCAAGAACCCGTTACCCAAGGAGTGATAACACTGCGACCGGTGCGACCGCTGACACCACCGGTCGCACCATCAGCCCCATGCCCACCTGGTACACCCTGGCCTGCGCACTCGCACCAGCACCCGCACTCTGGTGGGCACTCAGACACGCCGGACTCTCCACCGACCCCTCATCCCGCGCATGGCGCCAACACCGCGCCTCCGGCCGCACTCCCCACCGGTAACCATGCCCAAGCCACTCGACCAGGCAAAACGCGAAGCCATCGAGCACGACATCCGCGCCGGCCACAGCCGCAACGCCATCGCCCGAGACCACGGCGTCTCCGGCTCCACCGTCACCAAGATCGCCAAGACCCTCGAAGCACTCGAAGGCGCCACGCCTGCGTTCGACCGGTCGGCGACAAAACGCGCGACTGAAGCTCGGGCGGTGGACCTGGCGGAGTCTCGGTCGAGGTTGCGGGAGCTGCTCCTCGAGGACGCTCACCGGCTCCGGAAGCAGCTCTGGATGCCGTGTGTGGCGCACAACTTCGGCGGGAAGGACAACACGTACAACGAGCACGAGTTGCCGCAGCCGACGTTCGCGGATCAGGCGAAGATCATGACGTCGGTGGGGATCGCGGTCGACAAGATCATCCGGCTGGATGGTGGCGACGCGGCGGAGCAGCAGGCAGCGTCGCTGATGCACTCGTTGGTGGACGAGATCCGGTCCCGTCGAGCGGCTGGCGGTGCGGATGCCGCTCAGTGAGAAGCAGGAACGGTCGCTGATCGAGGCTCTCGACGGCCAAGCCCGCGTCAACGTTTGGGAGGGCGCCGTCCGGTCCGGCAAGACCATGTCGAGCATTCTGGCGTGGTGCGAGTACGTCCGCACCATGGCGCCACCGGGGCCGCTGGTGATGATCGGGAAGACGAAGGACACCTTGGGTCGGAACGTGCTCGACGAGATCGACAACTACTTCGGCAGCAGCTCGCCCCTGGTCCACACTCGCGGGGCGAACGAGGGGCGGCTGTTCGGGCGGAAGGTGCACATGGTCGGCGCGAACGACGCGAAGGCCGAGTCGAAGATCCGCGGCCTCACCCTCGCCGGGGCGTACGTTGACGAGGCTACCCTCCTGCCCGGCGAGGGCTACTGGTCGATGCTCCTGACCCGCCACATCACGACCTTCCCGCAGGGCGCGAAGATCTTTGCGACCACGAACCCCGACGGCCCGGCGCACTGGTTCAAACGCAAGGTCCTCGACCGCCTCGACAAGGTCCGGGGCCAGTCGTGGGCGTTCCGGCTCGACGACAACCCGATCCTCCCCGAGGATGAGAAGCAGGCCCTCCGCGACTCCTTGTCGGGGCTGTTCTACAAGCGGTTCATCGACGGCCTCTGGGTCGCCGCTGAAGGCGCCATCTACGACATGCTCGACCTCGACCCCGGCGGCCGACACCGCACCACCTGGCAGCAGCTGCCCCACATGACCGGGTACAGGGTCCTCGGCCTCGACTACGGCACCGCGAACCCCTTCCACGCCGTCCTCCTCGGCACCGGCGTCGACCAGCGGCTCTACGTCCTCGGGGAATGGCGCTACTCCGGCCGCGACACCCACCACCAGCTCGACGACGGCCAATACGAGAAGCGGCTCCGCACCTGGCTCAACGAAGGCGCCGGGATCCTCCTCGGCCACGACCCCGACCAGATGCTCCAGCCGTTGGACGTGTGGCCCAGCCGGGTGGCGATCGACCCCTCCGCAGCGTCGTTCCGGGCGCTGCTGCGGAACCGCGGCTGGGGTGGCCTCGTCGCAGCCGACAACTCGGTGCTCGACGGGATCCGGAACGTCGCGTCGCTACTCAGTAGCGGCCGGCTCGTCTTCGTTGACGGTGCGGCGCCGGAGTTGGAGCGGGAGCTGCTCGGCTACGTGTGGGACCCGAAGGCCCAGGAGCGGGGCGAGGACGCCCCGTTGAAGGTCGACGATCACGGCCCTGACGCGCTCCGGTATGGGATCCAGGCGGCGCGGGTGGAGTGGAAGCCGTGGCTGGGTGGGCTCGCCGCCTGACACTCGGCACCGCACCCTGAGCGGCATGTACGACGTCCTCGTCCTCGCCCCTGGTGGCGGCTGGGCCACCGACACCACCGGCACCCTCAGCCGCTGCCGCCTGCGCTGCCGCGACCTCGCCGCGTCCAACCGCGGACGCCGCCAGATCGTCCGCATCAGGGACCGCCGCACCGGCAAGGACGCCTCCTGATGCCACTCCCCACCGACAAGGGCCAGTGGCCACCCAAGGACGTCAAGCCCTACATCGACCAAGCCACCAAGGCCGGCGCCTGGTGGTCCGGAGACCGGCAGGCCCTCCAGGACACCGCGGGCGTGGCTGGCGACACGGCGCGGCGGCGGTTCTGGCAGCGCCGCAAAACCTCCGATGCGACGAAGGCCACCCCCCAGCTGCATGCCCCCCTCGCCGCCGACATCGCCTCCGTCAGCGCGGACATGCTGTTCGGTGACCCCGTCGGCCTCAACGTCGACGACACCAACGTGCAGGCGCAGATCGAGGCCATCGAGGAGAACATCGGCCTCGCAAACAGGTTCGTCGAAGCTGCCGAAACGTGCGCCGCGACCGGCGGCGTCTACCTGAGGGCGGCGTGGGACGAGACGGTCGCCGACCACTCCCTGCTCCAGATCATCGACCAACGCCACGCCGTCCCCGACTTCCGGTACGGCGTCCTCGTGGCCGTCACCCTGTGGGAGGACGTCCTCGTCGACGGCACCGTGGTGTGGCGCCACCTCGAACGCCACGAACGCGGCGTCATCCTCCATGGCCTGTACCAGGGCACCCTGACTGAGCTCGGCACCCAGGTGCCGCTGGCGGCGCACCCGGCGACGGCGGACCTCGAACCCACCGTCCGCCTCACCGGCCTCCTGGCGGACCGGCTGCTCGTGTCCTATGTCCCGAACGTGCTCCCCAACCGGACCGGCTCGCGCCCGATCGGCCGCCCCGACTGGGCGGGCTGTGACGACTTCCTCGACGCCCTCGACGAGACCTGGACGTCGCTGATGCGTGACGTCAGGTTGGGGCAGGCGCACGTGTTCGTCCCGCAGGAGTGGCTCAAGGCCGCCGGCGGGCGCCCCGGCACCCAGGTGACCCTCGACGTCGACCAGGAGCTGTTCACCGGCCTCAACGTCGACGACAGCGCGGACCAGAAGATGGAGACCTACCAGGCTGCGCTCCGCGTCCCCGAGCACATCGCGATCACCCTCGGTCTGACCGAACGGATCGTCTCCGCCGCCGGCTACTCGCCGCAGTCGTTCGGGCTCCAGATCGAAGGCCGCGCCGAATCGGGGACGTCGCTGCGGATCCGGGAAGGGAAGACCACCAACACCAGACAGCGGAAGCAGCGGTACTTCCAGACCGCGATCCGGCAGACCGTGGAGAACCTCCTCGCGATCGACGCCGACCTGTACGCCGGCCCGCGCCTCCCCGACGGCGAGCGGGTCAAGGTCGACTGGCCCGAGTTGGCCCGCGACCCCGCCGAGCAAGCCACCTGGATTCAGACGCTCCGCGCCGCACAGGCCATGTCGATCGAGAACGCCGTCAAGGCCGCCCAGCCGGACCTCGACGAAGACCAGGCCGCCGAAGAGGTGGACCGGATCAAGGCCGAGACCACCGCCGCGGTGCCGGACCCGTTCCCGATGGGATGAGCCGGTGACGCCGGAGGAGGCGCTGCTCCTCGCCAAGACCGTCACCGACCTGTATGCGAAGGCCGCGCAGGACCTCCTCGAGCTGATCGGCCGCGCCGTCGCGAAGGGTCTGCCGGAGCCGGTGTGGGCACGGCGTGGGCTGGAGCAGATCCTCCCCCTCAGACGGCAGGCGCAGGCCGTCGTTGGGCGACTTCAGACGGCTGGGCCGGGTGAGGCGCGGCGGGTGATCGAGGAGGTGTACCGGCTCACCGCCGCCCCCGACGGCCTGTCCACGGTCAACACCCGCGCCGTGGCGGCGCTCGCCGCGGACACGCAACGGCTGCTCGTGAGTCTGGGGCCGCCGCTGCTGCGGTGGGCCGAGGACGTGCACCGCAACGTCATCGCCGAAGTGGCCGGGTCGACGGTCATCGGCGCCACCAGCCGCCGGGAAGCGGCCGCGCGGGCGTTGCAGCGGTACGCCGACCTCGGCGTGGGCGGGTTCACCGACAGCGCGGGGAGACGGTGGCAGCTCGACTCGTACGCCGAGATGGCCACCCGCACCGCCGTCGGCCGCGCCCACCTCGCGGGGACGCTGCACCGGTTCGAGGACCAGGGCCGCCTCTGGGTGGTCGTGTCGAACAGCCCGGAGGAGTGCCCGATGTGTCGGCCGTTCGAGGGCCGGATCCTGTCCATCGCCGGAGACGTCGCGCCACCGGCCGCACCGGGATGGGAGTACGCCGGCACACTCACCGCAGCCATTGCGCGGGGGCTGTTCCATCCGAACTGCACCCACCGCCTCACCGCGTACATTCCGGGGCTGTCGCGGCCGCCGGCGTGGAACAGCCCGGGGCGTCGCACCGAGAACCCGGCCGGGTACGTGGACCGGCAGCGGCAGCGGGAGCTGGAGCGTCGGGTCCGGGAGTCCAAGCGCCGGGTCGCGGCCCTCCGCCCGCTGGGGGACACTCCGGAGCTGCGCCGCCAAGAGGCACTCCTCACGGCGCGCCGTGGGCACCTGAACACGTTCGTCAACGACCACAACCGCAAGAAGTCGGTCTCGGATCAACGGACTCGCGTCACCCCGTCCGCCGAACTTGCGATGCCCGCAGCCGAGCGGCTCGTTCGACCCCACGTAGACCGGATCCTCACCGACGCCCGGGCCAACGAGCCGGCGATCAGCCACACGATGCGGCAGCTCACCGAGGCCGAGGGCGGCACCCTGGAGCGGTTCGCGTTCCGGCTCAAGGAGCGCGACAGCCTCACCCGCAAGCTCGCCACCGAGGTACTCGACGGCGAAGACCCGGCCGCAACTGCCGCGGGGATCAAGGACGCGGTCCGCTACACCGTGGTGCTCGACCACGACACCTACGCCGACGGCGTACGCCGATGGGAGGCGGCGCTCACCGACGCCGGCTACCAGATCGGGAAGCGCCCCGCCGGGTGGCGACCTGCCGGGGAGTACCAAGGCCTGAACGTCTCGCTCCGCGCTCCGAGTGGGCAGGTGTTCGAGGTCCAGTTCCACACCCAGGCCTCGCTCGACGCCGCCGAGGCTGCTCACAAGCTGTACGAGAAGGCGCGGCACCCGACGACCCCAGCCGAGGAGCGACACCTCCTCAAGGTCCGGATGGCCACAGTGTTCCGCCGCGTCCCGCTCCCACCTGGCTGGCAGAGAATAGGATGATGATGTGAAGTTCTACGCCCGTATCCCGTTCGACGGCCAGCCAGCCACGAAGCTGGTGCGCGTCAGCGAGCCTGGCGCCGTGCCGGAGTACTGGCTCGAGCGGGACCAGTCCTGGGTTCCGCGAGACATGCTGGCGTTCGAGCTCATGATGAACCCGGACTACGAGCCGATCTCCGAGGCCGACGTGCCACGGGTGATGGCCGAGGTCGCCCGAGTCCAGGTCTGACACCCCGGCCCTGACTCTGGGGGGCATGTCGTGGTACCGCATGCCCTCCGGCCTCCCGTTCTACGCGGTCGACGGAACAACCCTCGCCGAACGGCTCACCGCCGAAGGCGCCACGATCATCCCCACCCAAGACGTCGCCGCAGCCATCGACGCCTGGAACGCCCACCTCCCCGTACCGCCCGGCGTCCCCATCGACTGGGCCACCCTCGGCGAGATCAACGAAGCCCGCGACGCCGCCCTCGCCGCCGCAGCGCAGGCACAAGCCGCCGCAGCGCTCACCACCTACCCCGTCGAACGGTACGGGTCGCTCTCCTCCACCGCCGACAACCGGGCGGTCATCCAGGCCGCCATCGACGCCGCCAAGGCTGATGGCGGCGGCCTCGTCGTACTCCCCCGCGGCCGCATGCTGCCCTGGTCCGGTGACCTGGTCATCCGCGACGGCGTCCACCTGGAGGGGTACGCCACCCGGCAGGCGCCCGCCGACACGTCGTCCCCGTCGGTGTGCGGGCTCGTGGCCCTCGACGCCACCTCCCGGCTGCTGATCGGGAAGTGGGTCGACGGGTCGACCGCCCCGGGCGGGGTGCGGAACCTGTACGTCGACGGCGACAAGGTCGGCGGCGCCACCGGCGGCCTCGTCCGCGTCGCCGGGGTGGACGCCAGGATCGACGGCCTGTTCGTCACCCGCTCCGCCGGCGACGGGATCGTGTACGACGGCCTCCAGAACGCCACCATCACCGGCGGGTTCTCCACCTACCACGCCGGAACCGCGCTGGTGTTGGACAACGGCACCGGGGGCTGCACCTTCGCCGGCGGCTACGCCGGCACCTCACGCGGTGGGGCGTTGATGTTCCGCAACACCGCCGCCGAACCGGACCTGTACCCGTTCGGGCCCACCCAGAACAGCTTCGTGGGGACGGTGTTCGAGTCCTACCACGACACCGTGTTCGCGCCGTCGGGGCATGCGGCGCACGTCTACCTCAAGTGCGGCCTCCAGAACTCGTTTTGGGGCTGCAACTTCACCGCCGGCGAGACCAACACGGCGGCCGCGGCGGTGCTGGTCGACAACTCTGACAACGGCCCCATCGGCACCTCTGTCGGGTTCCACGCCTGCACCTGGTGGACCCGGCAGGGTTTCGACGCGCTCCGGGTCGTCGGGGCGCAGGACGTGCACCTGTCCGGCAGGCAGCTCCTCTCCGACGACGGCACCAACCACGCCCCGGCGTTCGTCGCCGTCGACGGCGGCATCCCCCGGATCAGTTTCGACGGGGAGGTCGTCGGCGTCACCACCGTCCCCACGTTCCGCACCCTCAACGGCGGGTCGCTGCTCGGGGCGTACGGGTACGCCGACACCCCGAGCATCCACCGCCTCCGCACCGGGCAGGTGTCGGGGTGGCGCCGCGACACCGACACGAACCACCGCGGCTACGTTGACCGCGACTTCGCGCACGCCTGGTTCGACCCCGCCACCCCGGGCACCCCGAAGGCTGTGATCCAGCGCCGGACCGGCGGTGAGGGGCTGGAGGTCACCGGCACCG